TGTGACCTTGGTATTTCCCACTCTTAGTGGGTCGTTTTCCATCATCTTAACGAATTGAGATAGTTTATTGTTAGGCTTCCATGACTTGACGTTGTTTAGGATGCCGTCTTTAACAGGCTCTTCTTCTGCTTCAACACTGATAGCGTCTTCACCTAATAGACCGCCTGCGGGGATAGCAACTTTAGCGTTGTTAGGAAGTCGCAACATTGAGTCTTTGTATAAAAAATCTTTGTTTTTCCCTTTATTTTCTACAAACCCAAACTTCTTATAGAATTTCTTTAGTCTCGAAACCGAGGTTGCGCCAAATGATGTATCAGGTGTTAAAGTTATAGTCTTGCCACTTTCATCAGCCATTTTAACAATCTGATTCATCGCAGCTGTACCAAGTCCTTTGCCCCGAACATTAGGTGGAACTTCGATACGACTTAACTTAATTTCGCCCGAGATGCCTTCGTCCATGTCTATTTTATATCCACCCTCTCTAAGAGAGTTTCTTAAATCGGTTGTAGGGTTTTTCGTCTTATCAACCTGACCTAATACACCATCTGTTACTGGGTTGCTCTTGTGTGCCTTCTTCCAAATGTCGTCTAACTGACCTAACCCTAATGATTCATTACCTTTTTTTGCTTTATATTTAAAGCTACCACCCAACTCCGTCTCTTCTAGCCAATCAAATTTTCTAAAGAAATCATCGTTTGTTACTTTGTAAATAACTATGTCTTGAGATGTTGTATCGGCAAATTTTTTCATTGCTTCCATAAACTTTGTTCCCAATCCTTTGTTCTTGCCTGAGACTGCTATGTTTGGCAAAAATATTACATCGTTTCCACCTATGTCTCTTTCAACACTTATGTGAAAGTAAACATCGTTTCCATCTACAGATATTCTACTTCCACGGTCTCCAATACTATTAGCAATGCCTTCAGGCACTTCAACATTTCCTGAGTATTCTCCACCAAGGTCTTTGGCAATAGAACTTCTAATAGCGTGCTTTTGGGTACTCTGCCTTTTATACACTTTTGTAACAAACTCATTAATATCATCATACTCCAAAGCCTCTTTTCCTAACTCGTCTGCTGTGTGATAAAGAGACTTAGTAGGTGTCTGACCTAACACACCATCGTCTGCTTTGTTGGCTTTGTTCCATGTATCAGTTAGTTGTTGCTTGGTTTTAAATGAGTCTTTTGTCAGTCCTATGTGCAAAACTCTAGCATCACTTGGGTCAAACTCACCTGTGCCTTCAATAACATTTTTTAAAATAATCCCATCATATCCACCTTTTTCCATCACCAACTCAACAAGTGAATCTGTATCAATCGTCTTTAGGCTTTTATGTACTTCATTTCTAAATTCTTTTGGAATTGGAATAGAGTAATAGTTGGTTTTTTTAGCGTCAAACACATAAGGATTTTTCATTGACGGATATAACTCTGTGGTTACTTTTCCGAACATTGGCGCTACTTGCATATCAGAAGATGCGAACATCGCACCCCTACTGTCGGCATAGTCGCTTTTAATAGCATCTTTTAATTCTGTTACTTCTTCCTTTCCACCATGATAAACAGGTGTGCCTTGAGCCTTGATAAACTCATCAGCAGTCTTAAAATTCATAGGGTCTGTCGCTTTACCTATCTGACCTAGTACACCATCGTCTGCTTTGCTTGGATTGTATCCCCACTCATGCAAATCACCATCAGTGTTAAGGTCGCCTGCTCTTACCTTTTTATCAATTACATCATAGCCACCTTCAATAAAACTGTCGCCATGTCTATTAGCATAATCTTTACTTGTAGATACCCAATCGCCTGCGTTAATATCTTTAACGCCTTTTGGTACTGCTCTATATATTGTTACTTCAGCATCAGGATTTCCTTGAACAGTCTTCATTACAGCAATAGTTTCTGCATCTGCCTTAGAATATTCACCACCCATTCCATAGTATCTTGCAAAGTTAGGGTCGTTAGGGTTATCGGGCATTGACTCAGAGAAATCATCTAATGAGTTCTTGCCGTGAGGTTGTGGAGATGTATGTGTCATCTTGTAGTCTTCAGCCATCTTACTACTTGGTCCTAGGTTAGTTGGGTCTATTGCCTTAGACATAGACTCTACCTTATCTAGGAAATCAGGGTTGTTTACAATAGATGCGGCTTTAACCGCTCCTACTTTGGTGATATATCCTAAAGCAAACATATCACCAACAACCGCCATAGGGTCTTCTGCTAACTCTTTCCTTAGATTGTGGAATCCGTTCTCAGGGTCGTATCTAGTCTTGTAGTAGTCTGCGAACGCAGTAGCCACTTGTTTTGATTCTTCATTCCAAGCCATATCATCAGGTAATGCGTGTTGTACAGCGCCTGATACTAAACTAGCAATAGCGTCTGCTGTCTCTAAAGGATTTTCTCCTGCTGTAAACAAATCATCAGAGGCTTTACCGATACTTGAGCCTATATTGCTAGGGATGTGTCTCAATATGCCTTGCGTCTCATCATATCCTGTTACATTGCCTTGTGCCGAGCGCTTCATGTTTCCACGCATGTTCTTATACAAAGGACCAAGAACATCACCTGTTGTATCAAAACCTTTAGCAACAACATCATCGCCACGAGAGAATAAGTCTTTAGCGCCTTCCCAAGCGCCTGATGCTGTATCTGTAATACCTTGCTTTAGGTTATCTGAAATCTTCTGTGCGTCTTCCCACTTCTGTGCCTGTGTTCTTGTATCAGGCTTATTGAAGTCTTGGTATAAATCCTGTGCGCCTTGGTAAGCATCTGAGCCTAACTCTTTAGCGCCTTCGTATAAGTCTGTTGCGCCATCTGCAATGTTACCGCCTAGATTTCTAACAAAGTCTTGTGACTGCTGAGTGATGTTTTGATTCTGCTCTAGCCAAGAAGGTTTTGTTGTCTGAGGTGCTACATTTGCTACACGTTCTACATCGTTGATGCCCGACATATTATTACGACTATTCGCATAGTTATCTACACGTTGGTCATAGTGAGCATTACCAAAATCATCGGTGTCTAGTGGATTGCCAAAATCATCAGTGTTTCCATAGACTGAATCTTGGTAGTGTTTATCAACAGTATTAAGAGTTGAGCGATGCTCTGCTAAGATGTCGCTCATGCCCAAACTACCCATAGCATTTTCAAACTGTAGGTCAGTTAATGCCTTGCCTTCTTTCTTAAACATTTCTACCATAGCCATAGCTTGAGATGGGTCTACGTTAGGTGTTAGGTCTTGGAATGTGCCTGTATCTCTCTGCGCTATTCTCTCACCACCTTGATATCCACTCATAAGATTACGAGCATCAGTGTAATCTGTTTGTTCAGGTAGCCATGGTGCAATAGTTGCTTGTTGGTTCTGAGCCATTGACTCTTGACTGCCTGGCATGAATGATGATTGCGGTACAGGTTGCATCATTTGTGGTGAAGGCTGTACAACTTGTTGTCTTCCTAAGTCGATTGTTTCTGTTGGAGCATCTAATAATCCCGATGTAAACTCAGGTGTAGCAAACATAGGACCTGAGTTCTCTGATGTGTGTCCTGGGTGTAGAGGTGTGCCTACTTGTGCTTGGTAAGCATTACCTTGTTCATCAAATCGTGTCTCCCAATTATTTTGAGTTGGGTCATAAACCGTGCCACCACCTGTTAAATTAACACCCTCTTGACTTAGTAAAGCATCGAATAAACCCATAAAGCAGACCTGAATATGACAAATATAGGCGCTATCTTACCATATCACACAATGCCCTTTACGTTTCTTTTGATTGACTTACCCCATGACTCTGCCATAGGTCTGTAGCCGATTGCTAGGTATCTGAAACTGTCTGCTGAGTGTGAGGACCAATCATGCCTAGGTCGTGAGCGCCACGTCTTACCGTTCTCATCATAATCACGGGAATAGTTAATCAGACAGTCAATACCCTTCTCGCACTTCTTCTCATCAAACCAACATCGGTCTAACATTGAACGAACTGCCTGAATACCATCGTCAATCATAAGCATAGGAGCAATCTCTACGTTTCTAATGCCTAGGCTATCTAATACCTCTAGTCTTGACTTACCTGAGCCTAGTTCTCTCACTCTTACGTCATGTGGCAAGATATGTTGCTCATAGATGTAACCTCTCTCTTGTAGCACTCTAGCATAATGGTCTAATCCTACACCTGATGCTTCATAGTGGTCAATGATGTGTATCTCTGTTCCAATGTATTGTGCAAACCATATAGCAGTTGAATCACCTACACCTAAATCCCATGCTGTAATGACAGGCTTATCTCTACTGTATCTAACTTTGCCTATCCTGTCTTCATCTCTTGCCCTACGCATCTCTGTCGTATAGTAAGAGCCTTCACTGAATATTAAGAATCCGCCTTCCCAAATATGGTCATACATATCAGGACGTTTCTTCTTGTCTTCTAGTCTTTGCTCTTCAAGCACACTAGGAAACCAAGGGTTGTCTGAGTAATTCATTTCACATATCTTTGAATTATCAGGAGTATTCACTCTAAAGCGTTCATGTGTTGCAGAATATTTTGACTCAGGATTATAACTAATCCACACTTCTGAGCCTTCTTCTCTGACCGTAGGTATCAGCTTCATGTATGCCATATCACTCACACCTTCTGCTTCATCTACCCAAGCTAATAAGATACGAGCCTTAGACTTTATAGCATCAAGTGAACGTCTTAGTCCTACGAATGTATATGAGATACGACCATCTTTAGACCTGATGTACTTCTCGCCCACTTCATAGTAAGCCTCTAACCAAGGAACTGACCTAATTGCTGTCTTAATCTCTTCTAGTGATGAATCCTCTAATGAGTTCATAAACTCACGACCACATAGTATCTGTCCTGACCTGCCTTCTTTACCCCATTCATAACCACGTATAGCAGTCATTAATGCAAACGTTCTTGTCTTACCTGAGCCACGTCCTCCGTAAGCAATGCGATATCTAGCATCACCTACAAATAGAGGCTTTAGTTTAGGCGGTACTTTAATCTGTGCTTTTATCTTCTTCGTAATCATCTTCACCGTAAGCTACAATTTCAATAACTGTTGGTTGCATTGAACCATCGCTTGACATTATGTCTGTTGCAGTCTTAGGAATAATCCCATGATTAGCACCTAATAGTAGTCCTGCCGTCTTCTCTTTGAGTGTGCCATTTAACGCACCATTCATTAGACTTCTGCCTTGTGCTGTCATTAAACCCCTGACGGTGTAGGAAAATTCGGGATAAATCTTCTCCCAATCATAGATAGTAGATGGACTCACCCCTAGTTCTATAGCTAATCCTTCTACCATAGGAATTACATCATGATACTTTTCAAGATGGTTCTGAATGTAGTCTGAAGTCTTCTCTATCATTCCTTCATTGTATTTAGTTGGTCTCCCTATTTTTAGGAAGTTATCTGTTTTCTTGGCTGTCATTAGTGACATCTCCTATTGCTTTAACTCGTTCTAGTCTTCTGACTACTTCTGCGAATGTTGAGAATATTTCCTCTTTTCTGAAGTTAAGCTGTAAGTCTTCAAACTCTACTACAAAACCATTAGAAACCTCTTTAATAATTATCCTAGCCATTAGTGTAACTCCATGCTTGTTTCTGTTGGAATAATAGGCATCTCTACATTAGCAATCATAATTTGTATTCCTGCGTTTGCTTCCTCTATAGTGATGTCGTTATCTTCAGATATAACAACTAGTGCTGAATAGTACATAGCCATTAGGTCTTTTTTGTTAATTCCTTTAATCAGATTAACAATCTCTTCTTCACTCATTGTCTTCTTCCCATAGTTCGTTATAAGGTTTAATTCGGTATTGTTCTGTTTCAATAAACATAGGTACTTCTATGTCTTCCCAGTGTTGAACGCTTCTATCACAACATAACACCTCTAGCTTTTGGATGGTGTAGCCTTCAGCGAATGCGTGTATTACTTCTGCC